TCATAGAGGTCATGGACAAAACTAACAAGAGTCTGGTGAAGCGCTAATGGCAATTAACCTTCCGATCATTTCAGAGTGGAATCCTGCTGGCATTGACAAGGCCATCAATGACTTTAAAAAACTAGAGACCACTGGACAGAAAGCATCCTTCGCTATCAAGAAGGCAGCAGTACCTGCAGGGCTCGCTCTCGCAGCTCTCGGCGCTGTCGCTTTTGACGCTGTCAAAGCGTTCGCCGAAGATGACGCTGCAGCCCAAAAACTTGCCACCACTCTCACCAATGTCACCGGAGCGACCGACTCTCAGGTCAAGTCAGTCGAAGACTTCATCTCCAAGACTTCGGTCGCTGCAGCTGTCGCCGATGACGAACTTCGCCCAGCTCTCGACAAGCTCGTTCGAGGCACAGGAGATGTCACCAAGGCCCAAGACCTCCTAGGTCTTGCACTCAACATATCCGCGGGAACTGGAAAAGATTTAGGCAGTGTCTCCGATGCCCTTTCCAAGGCTTTTAATGGAACGCTAGGCCCACTCAAAAAATTAGACCCAGCACTCGCCGATCTCATTAAAAGCGGAGCTTCAGTCGACGAAGTTTTTGCGGCTCTGAGCAAAACATTCAAAGGTCAAGCAGACACTGCAGCAAACACGACTCAAGGTAAGATGAAAAACCTTGGGATTCAAATGGACGAACTCAAGGAATCTGTCGGTGAAGCTGTAGCGCCACTTGCTGATGAGATGCTTCCAGCACTTAACAGGTTTGCAACTTGGGCAAGTAATAACACCGGACTGGTTGTTACTCTTGGCGCGACTTTTACAATAGTGGCTACCGCTGTCATAGCGGTTAATGCTGCCATGAAAGTTTACGCAGCGACAATGGCAGTAGTTACAATCGCCACAAACATCCTGACCGCTTCCACCTATGCTCTATGGCTTGCCACAGGAGTCGGAGTAATTTTCCTAGTAATCGCTGCACTTGTCGCACTACAGGTCAAGTTTGACATTTTTGGAAAAGCAATTGATGGGATCAAGGCTGGCTTTTGGATGTGGTGGGATGTTGTCAAGTATGTGTTCGGTGCAATCAAGTCAGGATTCGGCGAACTTACAGATCTTGGAAAAGCAATCTTTGACGGGATCGGTGGAGCGTTCAAGGGAGTCATCAACGCAGTCATCTCAGCGATGGAAAAAGGTTTGAATTTCGCCATCAAAGGACTCAACACAATCCTGGACGGCATTGACAAAGCTGCAGGGCCTTGGGTCAACTTCGGAAGTATCCCAGAAGTCAAACTGCCTCGACTAGCTGAAGGCGGAATTGTGACATCTCCGACGGTCGCCATGATTGGTGAAAAAGGGCCAGAGGCCATCATTCCCCTCAGTCGTGCCGGCGGACTTGGCATGGGCGGTAATCAGATCACAGTCAATGTGAACGGTGGCGATCCGAACGCTGTCGTCGCAGCTCTTCAGCAATACATCCGTGATCGTGGAGCTCTACCGATCACTGTGAATCCAAAAGCATTCCGAGGCTGACATGGCAGGCCCTCCCGACACTTACGAAACCAGACTTGAAGTCAAACTTGCGTCTGGAGCTACCGAAAATCTGACGAGCTATCTTTTGTCGTACACGACAGATCTGGACTGTGGCATCTTCACAATTGGCAACGCTTCAGCATCGTTCACGATGAAAAACTTCTTGAACGAGTTCACTCCGAACGGCGGAGGAACATACAGCACGACCAACTGGTTCGGAGCCAAGTTCCTTCTCAGCTTTTACCATGTCTCTTCAAGCATCACATACACCTACTACCTTTTTGAGGGCATCTGCACCGACTTCAGCATTGACTCAGCGTACGAAAATTCAAAAGCATCATTCACTTGTGTTGACCCATTTACCTTCTCGTCAAACACTCGAACCGACATCGTTGGCATCACCAGCATCGAATCAGTGCCAACCAAAATCGCTCAAGTGATGACGAATGTCCAGTTCCCCACACTTGGCGGAACATCCATCGGATCATTCACATCCATCGGAAACGACACAGGATCAACCGCGAACGCTTCAGGGACACCGACCGCCGGCGGAGTGTCAGACCTCATCTCCTCTCGACACCTTCCGACAGCAGCTGCAATCTCGTGGCCTTACTACTCGACACTCGCTGCAGGCCTGACGACTTACCGCTCAGCTGTTCTCTACTACACGCCACTAAAGACAAAACTGTCTAGATACGGCCCGTATTATGTCTATGGCTCAGACATCACGCCAGTAACAGGAAGCATGCCATTTCAAACTTTGAGCGCCTCCTATAACAGAGCCGAGTTTGCTACTGGATCACAAGTCACGGACACCAGCGGAACTGTCAGTATTGTCAGCAACGGAGCCTCCACAACAACATACGGAACAAAGCTCATCTCGTTCCCTCAAGTGTTCGCAATCACTGAAGGCACTGAATATCAGGCTTACGCTCTGGTCAACAGATACAACACGCTCGAATATGTCCCGACAGCCGTAACGATTAAACTGTCGCAAATCAAGCCTCTCAATAACTTCAATACAGCAGAAGCCTTCTTCAAAATGATTGACATGTTGACCGGCATCTGGGAACGCATGGAGCTCAAATATACGCCAGTCGGCACAGGAACAACAGTGACATCACAAAATGTGATTACGGGCCGAACAATCTCGGGAACACCCGAGGACATGATCGTCACATTCAGGACGAAGCCTTGGTACAACTGGAGTGCATTCATACTTGACGACACAGTAAATGGAATACTAGACACCAGTCGACTTGGCTGGTAAAGGAGAATTATGGCGATTAACCCAAACACAGATTTCAGCAGTGGTGCAGTCCTGACAGCTGCACAGCAGAACCGCTTCCCTCGAGGGGTGATGGCTTATGTTCAAACAACGACAACCGACGCCACAATCAGTGCCGAAGAAATACAGTTAACCACAAGTAGTTTTACTGCTGTAGCCAACCGTTATTACCGTATTACTTACTACGAACCACAAATCGCTTTGCCAGCAACATCAGGTGCTTTTATGGTTGGCCGTATTAAACTTACTAACTTGGCAGGTACTCAATACACTACAGCGATTGCGCAAAACCAAGCCGCACTTGCAACGAACTACACAATGATTACATCGGTGGTGACAACTTTTTCGGCTGGAAGTGTTGTCATAGTTGCGTCTTTGCAAATGTCTGCCGGTACTGGGTCGGCTACACGATCGGCAACCCAGTTAGCATATTTATTAGTAGAGGACATCGGGCCAGCATGATGAAAACACTCCTTGTCGCTGCAGCTCTCATCATCGCGATGACTTTCGTGATCACCTCATGCTCTGACCGCGTTCGAGGCAACTGTGTCACCCAGCCCGAAGCGCCACGATGCGACACTTCCAACGGAGCAACCACACCATGAGAAAACGACTTACCAACTCAGAGATCAAAGCGCGCCTAGTCCTCATGGTCGGAGTCGCGCTGTCGCTCACTTTCATCATGTCAGTCGGCATGATCTTGTACTCGCTCACATTCGTCGTGCAACCGCTCGAAGTGTCACCCAACGACCAGAATGGGTGGGACACCCTCTCAAGCATAATGTTGGTTCTCGCTGGGGCATTGACGGGATTGCTCGCAGCCAATAATTTGAAGGACAAGGAACCCAAAGATGAGCCCTAGACCGTACACAGGTAACAAAGAAGGCAACCATCCCACACCACGACTCGGAACAAAGCGATTCGTAGAGTTCTGCGAGTACCTCTTCGGCGTAAAGAACATCGGCATCTATGCGAACCGTCCGATGCGTTCAGGCCCACAGCTCTCAGTTCATGCCACATGGCGAGCTGTAGACCTCAAAGGGACTAAGCCTCAACGAAAGGCCCTCGTCGAGTTTCTCTATGAGCACCGTGACGACCTCAACATTGAAGAGATCCATGCCTACGATGGCACTGGATGCCCTCTGACAGGACTTGAAAAGTGGGGAGCAGGCTACCGATGTGATCGTGACGCTTGGAAGGCTTGGACTGCCACACGCAACGGAGGAACCCCTGGAGCGGACTGGACTCATGTTGAGATCTCGCCACTTTTTAGTGACAATCCAAAGCTTGTCGAGGAAGCGTTCGCTCGAATCTTCGCCGAATGACTTGACATCGCGTCGCTGATTCGGTCAACTGATTCAGCCAAGAGAGCACAGCACAAGCTGAGCCCCGACACTGGAGGCACATAATGCACCCGTTCAAGTTCCTCGCCCTTGTGGCGTTCGGCTATTTCAGCCTGGTCGTGATCTTTGGATCATCGTCAGAATCACCGCCAGATCCGACCGTCCGAATCCCTCAGACTGTTCAGATCATTCCCCTGACCGATGAGCAGATCGCAGACCAAGAAGCCCTAATCGCTCAGATGATCGCAGAGGAGAACGCGACCATCTACGATGAGCCCGTAGAGACCTCTACGACGCTCGTACAGCTCGCCCAGATAGATCCCGACACTAAGTGTCAAGAATGGCTACCGCTTGCCGTAGAGATGGGATGGCCCAATCGGACAGAAGTCTTACAGACCCTCGGTCGCGTTATGTGGAAGGAGTCGCGCTGTCAAGCTTTGGCAGTCAATGACAAGTCAGGAGATCACGGACTGACCCAGATCAACCAGATCCATGAAGAGTGGCTCTCGGAGATGGGCTGGACACTTGAAGACATGGCAATCCCATCATCAAACCTCCGCTTCGCGTTCTTACTGTGGAACAGTCGAGAAGAAGCTGGGAAGTGTGGATGGCAACCTTGGAGCATCTCATGCTGAACTGGCAAGAGTCCGCAGCTTGTCGTGATCTGCCCGTTGACTGGTTCTT